TCGCAACTGGTTCACCAGGTCAGGCGGGAACAGCACGTTCAGCCGGTTAGGGTTGGTCGCCGAGCGCTCAACCACCAGGTACTGGGCGAAGGCGTCCGCGTTTTCAACAATGCCCAAGCGCTCCAGCGCGTAATAACTGGCCAGCAGTTCGGCGCGGATCACGGTCGGCGTCACGATGGCCTGACCCGCACCAAAGCGCGTGCCATCGTTGGCCAGCTTGTGACGGCCGTATTTGCTGGTAATGACCGACTTTAGGTAGCTGATCACGTAGGCCGACTGGTGCAGTGACTCGCTGTCCAGGTATGAATCATCGGGCTGATCGAACGCGTTATGCTGATAGCTCGTAATGCCGCGCTCGATGCGCTGGGCGCCGCCGCTAAACGAGGCCGTGGCAATGCCATGGGTCAGCAGCGATTGACGCTCAGTCAGCGTGAAGCGCTCGCCTGCTGGGGCCGGTGCAATGCCTGTCAGCTCGCCGGTTTGGGTCGGCCGTGCTGGATCGGCAGAAATAAACACCGCCGTTCGCGCTGCATAGGCCGCTGCTGCCCGCCAGAATGGATCGGGGCTGTCCGGCTCAAAGCCATAAATCGTGGCGTGCTGGTCGTTACGCGTAACGCCGAACGCCACCAACTGCCCGACCGTGCCGCGCTTGGCGGCGTACAGATGGCCATAAAGTTGTTTGGTCCAACTCCAACGGCCCGCAGAGTCGCCCATGAACTCCTGCCAGGCATTGAGCGACGTGGCGTCAGTCCACGGCGAGCAAATGAACTCAAAGGGTTCATCACCCAAGCTGGCCAGCAAGTCGGCCACTCCCGGCGAACCGGCGCCCTTGGCCATCGCCGACAGCGCCACGGTCAAGCCCGCCGGGGTCGATTCGCCGTTGTTGCGCCCGAGGCGGTTCAGTTGCAGCGCAATGTCATTGCCGCTTTCGCCTGACCATTTGCATTTCAGCGTTACAACGCCCGCCGCAGCGGTAGCCAATACCGGAAGGCTTGCCGCGTTAACCGCCGCTGCCAGTGACTGGGCCACCTCTGCCGGAGTCGCGCCGCTGGCCACCACCGCACGCACACGAACACCGCCTACATACAGGTTGAGAAGGCCGGATTCCGTCGCGGCGCCGGTGACAGTGACTGTCCCCTCAGCCGGTGTGCCCGTGCCCTTGACCGGCAAGCACCAAACCTCACCCGCCGGATCAATGCGCCGCCATGTCTCGTACATCTGCGCAAGCATTGAGCCAGGGCCACCAATGCCGACAGCAAGCCCCAGGCTCGACACAAGGGTCAGCTTACCCACCTCGGCGGCGGTCGAGTCATCGTTAACCTGAGCCACGATCAAGCGCGGCATGGTCGACGTGGCGCTGTTGGCTTGCGAGTTGTCGACCTCCGCATAGAACAGCGGCACCCGAATATCACTGGGGATATTGTTAAAGTTCATTGGCTTTTGCCCCTCGCGTGGCCTTGGTTGTGGCCACGACCGGCGCCGGTTCTTCCGGGGCTTCGATCTTGATCACGTCTTGATCCTTTAGCCGACGCTGCCAATAGGCATTGTCCGGCACAAACCCGCCCTCAGCGGGCAACAACGCGTAGTTGTTGCCCGGGTCAGGGGCGGCCCGACCTTCGGCCGGCTTCACATGGAGTCGCGTCACTGGGGTAGATCCTCGCGCGTTTGAAATTCGATACGACCGTCAGGGCCGCTCTCGGAAAAGTTTTTATCGTTCAGGGGGCTGATAAAGTCGTAATTAACGTCTAGCCCCTCCAGCGCCGGCAAACCGTCTAAAACGCGCTCTTGCCACGTCTCCGGCGGTTCATCCTTGCTGTTGCGTCCTAACTGGAATGCAGCCTCAAAACTGAAGCGGTAAACAACACGCGCCCGATTGATAAACACCAGGCTGCCGCCGCCGTACTCGATAGGGTCGTACTCAGTGCCGGGCTGCCATCCCACCAATGCTTTCCAAAGCCCCGCACGCAAGTCGTGCAGCAAATCCGCCGCCTCCTGGCCGCGCTCGTCCGTGCTGTCGAGTACCAGGACCACATCGAACAAGTCGGTAATGTTTTGGCGCGCCACGTTCTGCAGCTCGTTTGGGGCAGCGTCATCACCTGCAGCGATGACGTAGGCCGAGGGGTGATTCAACTTGGCACTGTTGGCCACTGCATCCCAATCGATACCAGCCGATACACGACCGGAAAAGGCAGGGCAATACGTGCGCAGGTGCGCAACGACATGACTGATTTTCATGGTTTGTTCCAGGGATAGAAGTGCCAGCAACTGCTAGAGGTATCAGCTCAAAGCCGCAGCGAACGCCGCAGAGAGAATGGCCTGAACTTCTGAGTTGGAGTCCTGCAAGGCATCGGCCATGTAGTTGTCACGGGGTTTAATGCGCCACTCGCCTGCAGCACGAGCAGCAAGGGCGGCAGCCCGCACTCCGGCACCGCGCCGGTTAGACTTGCCTTTACCCTTGCCTGGAGCCAGCTTGCCAAGGCGCCGCCCAACTTTGACCCCATAGTGCAGGTAAGCAGGGTAAAACTCTGACATGGCACTGGTCTTGCGCGGCGCCACTTTGACCAGGAATCCTGATCGCGACACCTTGAAAGAGACAGACTCCAACGTTGCCCCGGTACGGTTGACTGGATAACCCTCCGCGCCACGCGCAAGCGCCAGGTTCATCTGCGCCCGTTGCATGACCAGGCGCCCGGCTTTGCGCATGCCTGCACGGATTTTCTTCTTGTCGAAGAAGTCACGCGGCAGGCTGTCGTAGCCTTCAAAGTGTAAGTAGCCTTCAATGGATGCTGAGTTAGCCATAGATACCTCCGCTCGGTTGCTCGGGGCCGAGTTCTTCCACCTCGAGCAAAGTAAAGCGACGAGTGCCGTTCATGTCCGCGACCCGGCGCACGCGATAAATCGTGGCGCCGTGCACCACTTCGTGTGACTCGCTCATGCCTTTCAGGTAGTAGAACGTCACCCGATGGGTGACCTTCATATCGGTCTGCACACCGTTCGCATACACAGCGGTTCCGACTGGCTCAATCTTTGCCCAACGTCTTTTCTGATCGGTGAACAACGAGTCCAGCCCCTGATTCAGCGCCGGGGTATCGGTTCTCAACCGCAGAGTGATACGCCGGTCTAACTCACCCGCACTCGGTTCGCGCATGGCCATGGTTAAAACCTCGGCGGCACGGTGACATCGGCCACCAGGTGATCGAGGAATGCCGATGGCAAATCGGCCAGCGTCTGCCCCACCAGAAACATTTCCGGGTGTCGGTAGATCGTCGCCGACGCCATCAACAGCCAGTTGCGCACACCTGGATTCAGGTCAAGGTCTAGACCGGCCTTGTAGCGGATCCGCAACGGTCCAGCGGGACGCCCCCCCGGAAAGAACAGAACGCTTTCCCGCTGCCCCTGCTGTAAATCGAACGGTGCAGTCTGCGCCGCCCATGAACCATCGGGCTGCCGGGACATGATCGAGACAATTTCCGTGGCCTGCCCCACGTCCAGGGCGTGACCCGACGCGAAGGTCGCGGGCCATTCTTCTTCGTAGAGTGCTGCCCGGATCGCCGCGCCTGTCTTCGACTCGCATTGCCCGGTGACGCCTGGGATTACGATCTGCTCGATTAACACGGGTTCCATGTCTTCGGGCTCAACCCTGCACTGGAAAGCCACCTGTGCCAGAGTTAATACCGGATCGCCGAGGTACTCGATTCGACGGGCCATGGTTTAAGGCTTCGCGTCGTCATCGGTGTTTTCGGTGCTTTCGTCAGCAACTCCATCGCCACCGTCGCCGCCGTCAGTGCTTTCGCCGTTTTCAGCACCTCCAGCACCGCCATCGTCAGGACCACCCTCACCGCCTTCATCAGACTTACCATTGGGCTTAGCGGCGCGGGGTTTCGAGGCCGCTGGCTTACTTGCCCGCTGTCTGGATGTCGCTCCACCCGCCCCCTCATAGACTTCAGCGAAGCCCTTGGCTTTCAGCCCCTCAACAACATCAGGATCGAACCCGGCCAGCTCATCAGCCGAATAGCCGCGCCAGGCTTTCAAAAAACGCACCACCACTTTGTCGCTCATCACGTCAACCTCAGATATGCAAAGCCCCGCCGAAGCGGGGCAAAGGGATTACATGCCAGCGCCCCACTTGACGGCGACAGCGACAACAATGCTTTCAACGTGGCGTGGGCCAAAGTCGTGTTTGGCGATGACCTTGACCAGCGTCTGATCGCGCTGGAAGGCACTGACCATGTTGCCTTCAGCGTCTTTGTAAGCAGCCTCGCTGCTGAACGAGATCGTCAGGTCCATGTCTTCGCCGATCATCATGTCGGCGAAGTTGACGAAGTAGAATTCGGTTTCATTGCCATCGGCGCCGAGGTTCACCGGGATCTGATTGCTCAGGCCCACCGGGTAGCCCTTGAACATGCCCAGTTCGATTTCCGGATAGGCCTTGTTGCCGTTGCCATCACGCAGCGACTGCAACCAGCGGAACACGCGCGGGTGCATCAACCAGCCGCAGTCCTTCATCATCACGTTGGCCGTTTCGATGCGCAGCATCATGCCGCCGCAAAACAGGTCGATCTTTTCCAGGGTAATGCCAGCCGTGCTGGGCGCTGGCAACACGTTGAACGCCTGCGCCCAGTAGCGCATGCCCTTGGGCAGCGAGCCCGAACCGTCTGCGCGGATAAAGTGCAGATCCTCAGACAGCCCCATCGACACCGCCAAATCGCTGACAACGATGTCATCGATGCGCGGGCTAATGCCCGCCGTGGCGATCAAGTCGTTCGAGATCGGCACAATCGCGGCCGCTTTTTTCGCGGACAGCTTTGTGTCGGCGAACGTCATGCCGGTGATCGGGATATCGGTTTCGGTACCGATATAGGTCACCACCGTGTTGCCGGTGATACGCGGCATGGTCAGGTTGCCGTTGTTCAGGGGCAAGCTACGGGTACCCATCTTTCGAACAACCGACATCGGGCGCAGGGCCTCGATGATCTCGGTTGCAAAGTTTTGAGGGACCAGCACGCCGCCCGCACCCGGCGTCACGGTGCTCAACGCCATGGCAACATCGGTGGAAAAACCGCCTTGCTGCGCCATCTGGGCGGCTTGTTGCTGGTTGCCTCCTGCAGCAGCCAGCAAGCGCACCATCTGAGCCATGCGCACGCCCGGCGCCTCAGCCGGGCCAGCTCCGGAAATATGGCCGGGTGGAGGGCTGGTGCGGCCTTGGGCCGACTCGTTGACCGGCACCGCACTGGCTGCCGCCATTCGCTCGGCCTGTTCCGCGCGACTGATCTTGTCAGTCAGTGCGTTGAACTCAGCTTCCAGGGTGGTGAACTGAGACAGTTGCTCGGCGGACAACGCCTCGCCACCGGCCTCAAGTTTGGCCAGCGCTTGAAGCGTGGTGTTGATCTTGGCGCGTTCGCTACGCAGTTGAAGTACAAGGGACATGCTGCCTCCTGGGCATAAAAAAACCCGCACAAGGCGGGCATCGAAGACTGCCGCGAACGCGGTCAGATCTGGCTTTGAAAATTCAGTGCTGCGGCACGGACCGAAAGGCGACCTTGCTGCCGGTTGGCCCGGCTCAATGCCACCGAGTTTGAGAGGTCATCAACCGCCTGTTGCGGGCTTTGCATCCGATCTGCCAGGCCAGCAGCGATTCCGGCCTGACCTCGATACAAGCCAGCTTCGGTGGCAATGACCTGCTGCACCGAGAGCCCGCGATAGTCGGCAACGGCATTGACGAACAGTTGATAGCTTTCCTGCACCACGTCGTTCAGGTACTTGAGCGACTGGTCGCTCAACGGCTCGTGAGGGCTGAGGTCGTTTTTGTGGGCACCGGCAAACACCGTGGTCACCTTGACGCCCATGCCCTCCTCCATCTTGGAGCGGTCCATGTGACTGGCGATGACGCCGATTGATCCGACCCCACTGGTCTGGCTCACCACCAGCTCGCTGCACGCGGCGCCGATCAGGTAGCCGCCGCTGTAGGCCATGAAGTTGACGATGCCGGTGATTGGTTTTTGCTGGGCCATGGCGCGAATGTCCGCCGCCAATTCAAACGCACCGACCGCTGAGCCGCCTGGGCTGTCGATGTCCAAAACGATGCGCTCGACCATCGGGTCGGCAACTGCGTTGCTAATCTGAGCCCGCAGCGTTTCGTAGCTGGTCATGGTTTCGCACATGCTGACGTGGCTGCCACGGCTGACCAACACGCCGCTGACTGGAATCACCTCGATGCCCGTGCGCGCGATGGCCGTCCGACGCTCTTCCTCACGCTGGGCGATCCGATCCATGCCATCGTCTGACCACAACTTCGCAGCACCCTGGCCGCCGATATTGACGATGTTCAAGCTCATTGCCTGATTGGCCCAGCGAACGCCGAGGTCCAACATGTCAGGCGTGACCAACAGCGGCTGATTGAACAGCAAGCTGGAGGCTCGCAGGTAGTTTTTCATTGCGCGAGAATCCTCTCTAATTCAGCGTGCTGCAGTTCGAGTTGCGCTCGCACGTTGGGGTTGCTCAAATCAGCGGCGCCCTTGCCTGCGTCCACCATGTTGAGCGGTTGCAGATAGATATCACCGCCCGGTACCGGGGGCATGTTCTCCAACCGGCGGATGTCGTTGACGCTGAGCCAACCCCACTGGCGCCCAATGGCGTAGGCCTCATAACGGCTCTTTTGGTCACCGCGCAACAGGCCGGACAAGTTGAATTCAATGAAGTATTCACGCCGGTCAGCGAGCAACAGGAAGTCGCGCATCATCGACTGCTCATGCCGCTTGACCCAAGGCAACAGGGCGAACACCACGAACTGAATCATCAACTGCTCAAGGGTGTTGTAGTTTGACTTCTCAAGGTCGTTGACCATCGGCAACGGGATCTTGTAGATCCGGGCAATGTCGGTACCGGTGGTTTTGAGGATGCCCAGCACTTCGGCATCGACGTTGTTCATGGAAATTGGCTTGAAGGTCATGCCCTCTTGGATCAGCGCAACCTTTTTGGCGTTGTCCATGCCGCCAAACTTCTGCCCCCACTGATCGACAATCTTGTCGATGCTGCTCTGATCCTTAATCGCCGGGGCTTCACGTGGGCGCTCGATCACACCGGAAACGGTCACGCCGTTGGCAAAGCATTTGCCGGTGTATTGGCGTACCGCCTGAGCCAAACCCAGCGATTCAGCGTGCACCTCGATGGGCGACAACCCCACATACTGGTTGGTGCTGAACCAGCGTACGTGGTGGATCATGCGCATCGGCACCGCTTCACCGCCGCTGATCCGGTAATAGGGCAGCATGTCCCCGCCCCTGAGCACCTGCACCTTGTCGTTGCTCAATGGCCAGAGGGCCACGACGTTGCCATCGTCCCGACGATCGATGAAGCTGTAAGCGTTGCCCCGCAAACCGGCCGCGCCTTGTGTGCACTCCCGGTATTCATACGGCGTCTGAAACCCGTTCGGCTGGTACCGCAGCACGTCATACGCAGGGTGATTAATGGCGGGCTCCCGCTGGCCCTTGTCCATTCGGCGGTACATCTCACACGGCAGTTGGCCCATGGTCTCGGCCAGCAGCGTGACGCAGTTTTGCAGGATCGGCAGACCCAGCGCCGACTCAGGCGTGACCTTCACGCCCGAGCTGTTGCGCCCACCACCCAACAGGCCACGCCAAAAGCCGCTGCTGGTTTCTGTCAAATTTCCACGCCCCTCGCCGAGCACGCTTGAAAAGAACATGCTCAGCCTCCTTGTGGTTTAGGTTTGGTTTTCAAGACAGCAGCCGCGCGATCTGCCAGGAACGCCCAGGCCATTAAGCCAACGCCTGCGACGATGCAGGCAACCGGCGAACTGATCATGGCGACGCCGCCCACCAGCAGACCGAAGCCCAGCAGACCGGCCAGCCATGAAACGATGACCAATTTCATATACCCGCCCCTTCGTCGTAGATAGATTTACCCGTTGGGCCAGCCGCTTTGCTGCTGATCCCAACGGCCATGATGGATGCGACGATGCCGTCAATCCGGCCCGTCGCCTTGGCCTTGTCGGCCTTGCGGTTGTTGGCCGGGTCCGAAACAATCACCGCGTTGCCGGCGTTCCAGGTCATGACCGGGTTGCCGTCGTGACGCAGGGTTTCGACGGTTTCACTGTCGACGACCTCCCACTCAGAGGGGTCAAGATCGATTGCGTCCTGCTCAGGGGCTAACCCCAGCAGGCGGCGCTCAAACTCATCCACCGCTGGGCCCATGTCCTTGTAGCCTTGTCCAAAGCCCACCATTTCCGGCAGTGCAATGTCGTACTCAGACATCAACTGCAACAGGTCTTCAATGCGCCATCGGTCATAAGCAATGCGCTCCACATCGAAGTACGCACAGATAGTGACCAGCCGCCGCAGCACGTGCAGCTTGCTGATGGCCCGGCCCGGTGTGGTTTCAAGGTGCCCTTGTTTAACCCACATGGCGTAGGGCACCTTGTCGCGATCTTCACGGCCTTGCAGATCATCGTCCGGGATCCAGAAGTACGGCAGCAGCCGCCAGTGCGGATCGTGTGGAGCAGGCCAGAAGATCAGAACGAATGCGGTCAAGTCCGTGGTGCTGGCCAGATCGAGCCCGCCAACGCATCGCCGGTTACGCAGCAGCCGCATGGGCACGCGCTCTTCGGCCTGCTTCCAAACGCTCCAAGAAATCCACGGAGCATCGGCTTGTGTCCATTCGCAGAAGTTGAGACGGCGCACCACCGATTCCTGCGCCGGCAACCCTCGGGCCGACTGGACCTGCTCACGCAGATACTTACGACCGGGAATGCCATCGCTTTGCCCCTCGACGATGTAATCCAGCGAAGGGTTGACCTTGGGCCAGCAGGCCTCGTCTTTGAACGGGTCGTCGCCTTCATCCAGTGAGCAGATGAACGCAAAGAAACTGTCGTCGTCCTCGATCCCGGCGCAGATCCGCACGCCCAGGTCGTGGTACTGACCGCAGACCGTCTTCTTGTCAGAACCGCTGTTAGTGATCATCACCACCATGGCTTTACGCCGGTTCTTGGTACCAGCGCGCATCATGTTCACAGTGGTAGCGGTCTTGTGCTCGTGCAGCTCATCGAGCAGGCCGATGTGCGGACGCGGGCCGGACTGGCCTTCGTCAGCACTGATCGGGCGAAAGAACGAATTGGTGTTGGGGTAGAACAGGTTCCAGACTTTTTCGTCGCGGCCCGACTGAAGCAAACGCTTGGACAGCAACGGCGACATGTTCACCATCGACACCGCATCACGGAACAGAATCATGGCCTGATCGCGTTTGGTCGCAGCGGCGTACACCTCGGCGCGTTGCTCGCCATCAGAAACCAGACCGTACAGACCGATGCCGCCCACCAGCGGGCTTTTGCCGGACCCCTTGCCCGTCTCAATGTACGCCAGACGAAAGCGGCGAAAACCGTCCTCGGTCATCCAGCCAAACAGGCTGCCCACCACAAACGCTTGCCACGGTGCCAACAAGAAGGGCTTGCCCTCATACTCGCCGCCGTTGAGGCACAGCACGTCTTCGAAAAAACCTATTGCCCGATCTGCCAGCTCTTGAACCCAGATCAGGCCACGGGCCGGGCCGTGCTCCACATCCCGCAGATGTCGCTTGCAGGCGTTGCGAACGTTGGGACCGGCGACAATTTCTCCGGCCAGCACCGCGTGGGCAAAGCTGGCAACACGGTCATCAACTGAAGTATTTGTTTGCGGCGTCTCGTTGCTCATTCGGGAATAGCTCACCTTGGCCTTGCGGCAACGTTTTCAGGTTGCGCCGGGCCATCGGCGATAGACCAAACTGAGCACCTGCCGCGTTAGCGCGCTTTTCGGCGTCATTCGCCAGTTGGCGTAGGACGTGCATTTGCTGCGCGCCGGTCTTGAATGTTTGTACGTCGCCACCCAATTCGTCATCGGATGCCGCGTTGCGCTTGGTGATCAGTCGTTGATAGCGGCGCCAATCCGCAACAGCCTGGCAATAAGTCGCCAGCGCCATCGAATCCAGATTCGAAACGAGGCCTAGAGCGATCAGTGCGGGAGTCAGTTGCTCCCACTCGGCGATTGCCTCTGTCGACAGCACGTCCGGCATCGGCGGTGATTCAACAGGCACCGCAGGCGAAGCCACTTCAGCCAGCAAGTCGCCAACGTTTTCCCGACCGCGATTGCCCTGCAAAAGTTTGAGCGCCGCTGGTTTTCCAGGGCGACCCGAGTTTCCGTTTCCGGCCATAAATACCCCTGCCTATTGATACCCCCCCTCCCTCATTTTTCCCGACTTTGCGAAGCGAGGGGGGCGAGCGGTCTAGAACCAAGTCCGAAAAAAGTTTTTCACCCCCCCTACCCTCGGGGTCGTGCATTTTTGGGTGTGGCGACGGCGGATGGTCACCGATTCCAGTGGTGGCCGGGGTCGGTCGGTCGACCGTCAGCCGCGCAGCCAGGAAGCCTGCCGGTCCTCTCCATCCGCTGCTTTGTCGAGTCGTGGCAAAACTTGCACAGGCTCGCCCAGTTCTTCGGATTCCAGAACAGCTTCCATGCGGCCTTGATCCGAACGGGATCGCCACTGTCTTTGGCGTCCTTCAGCTTGGGGGCGATCTTGTGGTCGACGATGGTCGCAGCCACTGGCCGCCGATCCGTTGAACACATCGTGCAGTAAGGATGTTCGCGTAGATGGCCGTCGCGGGACTTCTGCCACTTGTAACCGTAACCACGCTCAGTGCTGCTGCCGCGTCGGTCACTGCTCATGCTGACTGCTTGGCGGAACCTCGCAGAGCCCCGCCTTTTTGGCCAACCAACGCGCGTACAACCCGCTAGCCACATCGGCGCCGAGACACGCTACAACGCTGCCAATCGCTGCAGCTGTCATTAAGCTGCTGCCTAAGGCAGTCGCAAGCATTACCGTTGCCAGACCAAATACCGCCGAAGCACCGAAGCGCAACAGCACCCTCTTGATCAACACCGGCACCGCCATACCTGCGGCATCAGCGCGCCACATCTCCCCGGTTAACCCTGCAAGCGCCACCAGAATCAGCAGCCAGGTAGGAAGATCGGCCAGCGACTGCTGCACCTCCTGTTCAGTCGACATGCATTGCCTCCTCGGCGATAAAAGAAAAGCCCGGTGTTTCGAGCAAGACTGGCAACCCGCATCAGGGCCGACAGCACAAATTAAAAACCCCGCTGAGGCGGGGTTAGGGAACCGGCTTGGGGAAGGTCGGGTAAAGCTGCACAGCACGTGCTAGGTCAGCGCCAAGGCGCAAATTCCATATCGTGGTGACTTTTTACCCCCTGAGTACGGAACCGAAAAGGGGGCAGTTTCGGTTTGTCCGCAAACGACATAAATACGACCAAGATAGGACCAACATCCGACAAACCAACCTGACGAACGGTCATTTGCGCCCCATCGAAGCTCGGGTGTAGAGAATGCCATTGCTGGACCTACGTCGAGTGGCCAACTGCTCCCTGCCCTTCGCACGCGTCATCAACGCTTGCAGCAATCGCAAGTGCAAGGCATGCACTTGATCGTAATAAGTTTGCTTCGCCAACGAGCCGATTCCGGCCTGATTGAGTTGCATAAGCCAACTTGGGGCAGGATCATCGCCATAGCGCAAACCTGCTAGCCGTACCAACCGCTGCCCGCGCTCATCCTGCCGTGCGATATCTGACAGAGCCGCCGTGATTTCTTGAGTTACGCCATCTGGACCAGCACCCGCTCCAAGAATGATGCGTGAGCCTGGAGTACCGCGCGGCGCGCAGCCACCCCATTCCATTATCGTAGCCATGGGGCTACCCATGCCGCCGCCTTCGCCATTACAGCGGCATTGCTCGCCCCAGTGCTTCAACAGCGCTTCCATTTCTTCAATCATCGCCCCGTGCTCCCAACCAAAACCGAACCCAACACAAAAAACACCGAACCCAACACAAACCCAACACAAATAAATCTCTTTAAAATCAATATTTTTATTAACTTTGAGTTGAGTGTGTTGGGTTTGTTGGGCTTGTTGTTCCTCGCATAAGAAAAAAATATCAGCCTTCTTTTCAGTGCAATTAACGTCACGTATGCGCGTGCGCGACGGCAAACCCAACACACCCCGCACAACAAGCTGAAAGCCGCATAAATAAAGGGCTTAAATTGTGTGAGGTAACAAAAACCAACCCGACACACACCCGGCACACCCAACACACAATTAGATGTAGTCATGCAGCAGCCGCCTTGATGTGTTCCCAGCTGTCCACGTTCCACCCGGCCAGCTTCGCTTTCGCCCGCCAGTTGGTTACCGTCGTGCCCAGATCTGCCGCCTTCAGTGATGGGGGCTGGGAAGCGCCAGGGTCATTCGGAAAGAAAAACGCACCAAAACGCCTGTTGCTTCCTTCGGTCCAGGGGATAGACCGGGTCTTGTCCACTTCCGACCCAATGAACAGCGAGAACTTCGTCTGGCTCATCACGTGCTCTTTGTTGCGGTGACACCATTCAAGGAAAAGCGAATAGAGATCAGTCGAAAGGCACACGCCCCACAGATCGCGCCCAAGATCGCCGTACTTCCAAAGGCTGAGGAATGTTTGCCAACCTGCGCGACTTAACGCCACCAGCCGCTCCCGGGCATCCGTGCTGGGAGGCCGAGTACGCTGATCAAAATCACCGAGGTCTATCGACAACAGCCAACCATACAGAGCAGCGACCCCGCCGTTCCTCAGCTCCTGGCCAATAGCCTTTTGGCGTTCTTCCGGCAGGGTAAGCTCGGGCCACATCACCAACATTCGCCGGTCACTTTCGCTGATGGGCCACGGCATGATCTCGTTGCTCAGGAAAACCGCGTTCATGTGGTTGGCCTCTTCCCAGCCGTTAATGAACTTCGACTCCATCCGCACCGTCTTGCCGGTGATCAAATGCTTGATCTTGCCCACCTGGTTGTAGCGCTGATCGCGGCTAACGACCTCTTCAAATACCGACCAGAGTTTCCGGCCTTGCCAGGCGTTGAAGCTACTTTCAAGCTGGGTTTGTCCAACGGTGGCGGCGTACTGTCCGTAAAGCATGCCCATAGCATCTGCAAACAGCAGGCTCTTACCAGAGCCCTCCATGATTGAGTGCATCAAAACAGCCGTGTCCATCTTCGCACCGAGGTGTTGCAACGGATACGCAATCCACCGCGTCAACCACTGAGAGGCATCCTGATCATGGTTGCAAAGGAACGAAATCAGCCAGCGCAGGTTTTCGCAGGCTGCTTCATCATTGACCGGCTCAAGCGGTAGACCATCGAAGGTGTTGATGTAAACAGTAGGGTCTTTGGTCATTGTCGGATCAAAGACGATATGGTCAACATCCACCACCCGACGCTCGCTGCTGTTCAACCATAAAGGGTATGTATCCCCGAGAGCCATCTTCACAGCGCCCTCAGCTATTCGCCGCTTTTTCTCGCGATCCCACACATCCTTCGTGCCATCGATGTATACATACCGCTCGGTCGGCGGCATGCCAAAGGCTCCGCCTTTTTTACCTGCCATGCGGCGAGACTGCTCAATGTCACGCACATGGTCATCGGATATCAGCTTTCGATGCTCGGTATCCTCCAGCCACTGTTTCGCCAAAGGCTTACCGACTCGCGCTTCAAATGCCGACTTCTTCATAACCCGCGATTGGTCGAAGTCCCACACATGTGTGGTGCCCTCTACCAATGCAAATCGCCGAAGAACGTGCTCGAGCGTCAGCACCTCCCCCACGCCCCCATTAGGAGCCGGAGCGGCCTCGCTGGCAGCGTCATTCGCGGAGTCCGGCTCGCTCGGATCACCGGATGGGGTCGGGGGAAGATCACGCGGATCAGGCCGCGATGAATGCTGCATGCCCAACATTCGTGCCGCGTCCTTTACCGCTCGCGACTGATCCCCACCATGCTGCAATAAACAAAACACCTCGAACGCATCGTTCTGATGCCCGTTAGCGAGTGGATCAGCGCCGTGGTGGGAATACACCTTGTCGTCGGTGATCGTCACCCCAGGCATGCCCGTACTGCTATGCGGATACAACCACTTGCTGCCACGTTTGATGTAGTCGTGAGCCCGCAACAGTTCTGCAACGTCGTGACTGCGATTGAATTCATCAATAACTGACGGTTTGCCTGTTGTGGACGGAGGACGCTTAACAACTTTTGCAGGAGGCATATTCGGCTTGGGTGCCCATGGACACGCAGCCTCGGCATCGCGCTTAAAGATGTCCCAGTTGTTCCAGATCGTCAGCAACTCTGGCGCAAGCACTGGCAAGCCTTCAACAGAGCTCGGCGAGGTACGCCAGGTATAAGGTTTTCCAGTGCCTGGGTGAATCGATGGTGGCAACACGTCTTGCACCAGACCACCGCGCAATTCGAAAACAGTGATGCGCTGATACTCAACGGCCTCGGCACGCGCTTCGGCTTCACCCACTGCGTCACCAGCGTCCTTCGCGGCCTTGGCCTTAGCGGTCAGAGCCTTGTGGATCGAACCATCAGGGTCTTTTTCATTGGGCCATGCAAGTGAGTGACGGCTCAGCTCAACGCCGTCAGGTACACGGAACATAATGCGAAAGCGCGCCGGGTTGCCAACAACGGTCGGAAACACCAGAGCCATTGCATCAAGGTCAATTTCCAGCAGGTCATACAGCACATGCCGGGTCCACTGAACATCATCAACATCCAGAGAACAGATACGGCTAGGCCCCAAGACGACGCCGAGGTTGTGCTGAGGCTTCTTTTCCCAGAACTGAGCAGCTTTAACTGAATCCGTGAAGTAACCACCCGGCTTGTTCCAGCCTTTACCTTGGGGCCCCTTTTCACCGGGCTCTATCGGAACTAGCGCCAAACCGAATGTATCGATGTAAAACTGAGCCCAATCAGCCGTAGGCAAGCGATTGTCGTGATCATTCATCGACGCAGCTCCCGCAACTCCTGGCAACTAACGCAGGTCGCACAACCCTGGATCGTCTGCTGACGAAGCAATGGGATAGGGTCGTCACAATCCTCGCAAAATTCTGCGCTTGGGCGGGTAGAGGCCACGCGACGGGCGCGCTGAAGCGCCATATCGAGCAAGTATTGCGCCTGGTCGTTAGCGCGATCGATATCATCCATTTAGATGATGCTCCATCGCTTGACGAGCACCCGCCATGATGCCCAGAACAGCGCGGATCACGTCGGCGCCATGCTTCTCAAGGCATTCAACCTCATGCGGCTCCCAGATGTTGTCAGCCGCACCTTCGTGCATGCTGGAAACAAAGAGGCCCGTGCGGTGCAGCACCTTGCTGACTGCAAGCAAAGCTTCTTTCGTCGGTGCCGCCGCTTCCGGCTTGTACCAGACCATGCCAGCAGGTCGCATCAAGGCATCAAGCAACAAAGGGTTGGCCGTCAGGCGTATCACCTCTTCCAGCTCATCCGGATCAAGCCAACGCTGCTCGAAGTCATGCTTAACTTTCTTCTGCAAACTGTCGTAGTCCATCACCATATCGATCGCCAAAGCGGTGACACCGCCGTGGTAATCATGTGCTGCACGATAGATCGACTTGCGAAGTGAAAGAACCGGCGCGGTGGCCGGTGATTGTTCTTTGCGATGCATAACCGTAAATACCCCTTTTACGGTCTAGCCATAGAAACGGGCACGCCCTATCCTACGAACACGACCGATGTGCATGTGCTGTGTATCGTCGTAGCCGGGCTGGGGGAATCTTGTGGTGAGAGGCCCCAGCCTGGCACCCTTTTACGCCGCTCTAGGGCCGCGCAAATATGCCCAGTCAACATCCGGGCGAAGCTGCTCACATGTGACGGAACCTTGAGTTTCGCGCTCAAGGGAGACAGCGAGCACAACGCTGGCACGCCGATGCCCATACGCGATTTGTTTCAACTGCCCAGCTGTCGTACTGCACCGCGTCGCCAGCTCATCCAGCTTCGCCTTATCGAGAACTTTTATGTATGCATGCAGGCTCATGTGCACCTCCGTTTTGCAAAAGATAGCAGCCGCTAACGCCATTAACAATAGCGGATTGCAATTTACAAAATGCTAAACGCTTTTAATATACCTGCATGAATATCAGCCAGCTCCGCGTCGAGGCCTTAAGGGCTTTGATCGGCGACCTCAAAACCAAAGAGTTTGCCGATCGCCACAATCTAGATGCCTCCTACCTTTCCCAATTGCTGAATGGTCATAGACCATTGGGCGATAAGGCAGCTAAGAACCTTGAAGATAAGATCGGCCTTACTGGCGGAACACTTTTGATGCCCGCGCGCTTAGCCCAGGACGGCTTGGCGCCTGAGATCAATCAAGGCCCAAGCCTTATCAACCCTTTCCGGCGGGCTCCTCTGCAAGGAGTCGCGCAATTGAATCAAGAAGGAATGTGGGACGAGCTGTTATCGACCACTGGCTGGGTAGATGTCCCGACCTCCGACCCGACTGTTTATGCGATACGCGTCAAGGGGGATACACTCGCGCCGGCGATTAGGAACGGCTGGGTTGTATGGTGCGAGCCACAACACTTGCTGGTACCAGGTGAGTATGTTGTGGTGAGGAGAAGCGGAGGCGTAACCATGATCAAGGAACTGCTTTACGCGAATGAAATCGAAGTAAGCCTTATGTCTGTCAACGATACCTATGGACGGCTGACCATTCCCCGCGACGAGATTGAATCAATTCATTATGTCGGTGGCATCGTCCCGCCAAGCCAAGTCAAAGCCTAAAAGCCTCCCCCTAACAAAAACGCCGCTTACCTGTTTATGGGAAAGCGGCGTTTTTGTTTACCTCAACTGCAGGAAAGCCTTAAAAAACAGTCATCTCAAAAGGCACATATTGCGTCTGAATATTGTTGAAGTAAAAAGCCATTTTGAAGGGTTTAGTCGCTGCTGACTTCCAAACATGCACCATGTTTTTTTGAGCTTGTTCTGGCTTCTCAAGATCCGGCTGGAGCGTTCGCATGACTGCATATGTCGAACACATCATGAGTTGAAGCTGCGCATTATCTTTTGCGCCATTAGGCCCGGTGAACTTGGCATTTGAAATTTTGCCTGCTGGATTAACATCCAAAATGATATCGACCTCCGCGCCATTCATCTTCAGCTCTTGATAAACCACCCGTCCATCTTTCAGCGGGCTCCCCTTCCCCAGCGTCGCGGCCGCACATTGAGGAATCTCCTTGATGTGCTTAACCATTCCAGCCTGGAACGACTTGGGCGTCAGCTCCAAAGAAGCCGGTGCGGATGGCTCATCTTTCTTTGAGTCCCAATCCTCAGGAATCAAATACTCAACCTCATCATCAGCAGTCGCCTTTTTGGCTGCCTCGACTGTGAAAAAAGGCACCAAAGCCAGTGCAACAACGAGTGATCGCGCAATCATATCCATTTGATCCAGTAGGTCTAAAAGCACGCAGGCTAACAAAAAACATCTACCCCCCATAGCATCAGCGCGCCCCAAGGAAATACACCGATGATCGGGTTTTAGTATCCCAATAAATAAAATTAGCATTAGCTATTGCAAACATGGTTAGCCATTGCTAACTTTTGTTCCGTACATCTCTCACCACGAGTACGGATAATGCTAACGACAACACAACGCACCACTCCACGCTGCCCGGTGTACCTACATCCGACAGCAGCCATAAGCCCAGCAACCGTTGAGCGCCTTCAGCGCCGCACTGGCCTGCTAGTCATCGCCAATCAGGGTCGCGCTACTATCGCCAGCCCTCCTGCAGTCGTCATCGCTGACAACCAGGGCCCGTGGGGAGGCGATGCAGCATGAAGCCAATAATGATCGGCCTTACCGGCCGCGCCCGCACTGGCAAGACCACCGCCGCCGAACACCTGACGGGCGCATACCTGCTTGAGCACTACGCCTTCGCTGACCCACTCCGCGACGGCCTCATGGCAATCTTCAACCTCGACCCCACCGACTTTGAAGGCGACCGCAAGGAACAGCCCCTGGCTTGGCTTGACCACTCGCCACGGCAACTCATGCAGTCGATGGGCACCGAATGGGCACGTAATACTGTGCATCCGGATGTATGGGTGAAGCTCGCGGAGCAAAACCTCGACTACATGACCAAAAGCCTTGGAGCGGTGACCGGATTCGTTGTCAGCGATGTCCGCTTTGATAACGAAGCAGACTTCATCCGCCGAAGCGGCGGCACGATCATTCACATTTGCCGGGCAGATGCTCAATCCGTGAATCCGCACACCAGCGAAAAGGGCATCGCGGGCAACGTGAATGACCTACTGGTGGCCAACAACGGCACGGTTGAGGAGTTCTTGCGTGCGCTTGATGAGGTGTACCTCATGATTCGCGAACGGCCGCAACAACTCGAACAGATCCCAGCCTGAGGCCCGCGCAATGAACCGCACCCTGGATCAAACCGCCGCTTTGCTCGGACTCAAGCCCCGCGCCTTTCGCACCAGGCTGCGGGAACTCGGCGTGATCAACTCCTCCGGCGACCTGGCCAGCGCACATCGTGAACGAGGTTACTTGTTCTCAGACGCGCGCGTGCGCTGGAACCCCACTATTGGCAAGCCCGTGCACTACGCCGTCGTAATGGTGAAGGAAACGGGCGTTGAGTGGATCGCCAAGAAGCCGAACATCACCATCACCAAGAAGGACGCCGCAGCATGAAGCAGAACGCAATCAACTCCGCTGTAGGCGCCCTAAAACTGGTGCCGATGTTCCTGAATCATCCGACAGTGATCAGCCGCGCCACACTGATTGGCGCTTCAGCCGAAGCTGTTGCGCTACTGGAGGCATTGCCCTGCGTGTCGGTCGAGCTGGCCGAAGTATTCCGCTGCGTTGACGCCGTGATCGCTGATGAACAGATCGCCTATGTGACACCAATCAATTGCCCGGAATATCCATACGGCGCCGTTGTTGCGGACGCCAACGGCAACGTATTGGCAGCCGCCAAGGGCAAAAGCAAAGAAGGGCTCGCAGAGCTCATTCGCCTCAAGTTGGTGCCCCAATCGGAGGGGTATGGGGAGGATTCACAGTGAGCAACACCATCGATCAGTTGCGCAAAGAATGGGCAACACCATGCCCAACCCTGTCCGCCATTCGCGAACGCTACTTTTCCCACATCGCCAGTGATCGCTACCTTCTTCGCCTAATAAGCGCAAAGCGAATCGAACTGAAAGTAACTCGGCTTGGCAGCTCCGCGAAGGGCACAAAAGTTGTTTACCTGAACGACCTAGCCGCCTACCTCGATGCTCAAGCAACAAAGGAAGCGGCTTGATTCACCGGTGATCCCTGCCGTCCAGGGACTTACAACTCACACCTACTGAGGCACAGCACATGAGTAAAGCACGCCCCTTCATCGACACGCTAAGGGACATCGAGGCCGGTGGACTTCTTGATGAACTGAGTGAGGCCCAGTACAGCCTGATCGATGCCATTCGACTTTCCGGCAAAGCCGGCGAGTTGGTGATCAAACTGAACTACAAGCCCGACGGGCGTGGCCAGATGAACATCAAGGCTGACGTAAAGGTGAAGGAACCGGCCCTGTCCCGTGGCACTTCTCTGTTCTTCCTGACACCGGAGGGCAACCTCACACGTCGCGACCCTCGACAACAAGACCTGTCCTTACGCCCTGTCGAGGACGACGCCCAAACCCCGCTGCGACACGTCGCACCGTAACGATCACTCACCACAGACACTGGAGCACATCCAATGCAAGAAGCTATCAGCCACCTCGTTACACTCGCCCAGGCCCTGGGCAAACCACAGGATCATCACTCCCTTCCCGCCCCGTTTGCCCTTGTGCCACAAGGCGTCAAGGTTCAAGACCTTGAAGGCATGCTGCGCGCCCCTACACGCATTCGCCAGGCTGTAACTGTCCTCGACGCCGACACCTTCATTGCTTATGTAAACCGTTTCGCCAGCACCGCATCTGTAGTGTTCTGCGATGGACCAGAAGGCCGAACCTTCCGCGCAGTGCTCGACTACCACCAACCCGAGCAACCCTCCTGGGGTCAGCATGTCGCGGTCTATCAATGCCCAATCAGTATCGAGTGGGGCCGCTGGAAAAGCTCAGACCGCAAAAGGATGGATCAGGCAACGTTCGCCGAGTTTTTTGAAGAAAATATCAAAGATATCACCGCTCCCGAAGGCATACCAGACGCACCATCAGCTGCGGACATGCTCGAAATCAGTCGCACCCTCGAAGCCAAGAAGAACATAAGCTTCCGGCAAGGCACCCGACTGGATAACGGCCAAGTGCAGCTCACCTACAACGAGCAGATCGATGGCCAGGCTGGCGAAACTGGCCAACTGAGAATCCCTGAACAGTTCTACATCGGCGTGAAGCCATTCCTCGGCGGTGACGCCTTCTGTGTGGCCGTTCGCTTCCGCTACCGCATTCAAGAAGCCCGACTGGCTATGTGGTTTGAACTGGTCCGCCCGGACAAGGTTCTTGAAGAGGCTTACACCACTGTACGCGCCAAGATCCAAGGGTCTATTGGCGAAGTGCCGATGTACGAAGCGTCTATCTAACCAACGCCCAACCTCGCCGCTTCCTCTCACCACAAAATTTAGCGGCGAGTTTTCGAGAATCACAGCACATGCACACACAACACAGAACTCTGATAGCCGCCTGGCCTATACAGCGGCATGGAGATGCTCATGGAAACTGAAATTCTCTCAGAGGAAGAGCTAGCCGAACTGACGGGGTACAAACACCGAGGCTATCAGCGCCAATGGCTCAAGGATCGCAACTGGGTCTTTGTTGAGAGCCGTGGAGGCCGCCCGCTGGTTGGACGGATATTTACCCGTATGAAACTCGGGATCGCCCCACCCACCCTCTCAGTCGCACCAGCACCGCCCCCGGCAGCGCCGTCTTGGACCCCTGATTTTTCCCGAGTAAGTTGATATGCGTCCACGTAAAACCGAAAACCAGAATCTTCCGCCGCACATGTATCGACGCACGCGTCAGCGTAAATACGGGAAAGTCTGGGTTGCCTACTACTACCGCGACGCCCAGGGCAAAGATATTCCGCTGGGTAGCGACCTCGATCAGGCGAGAATCAAATGGGCGCAGCTGGAAGCCAAGGAAAAACCCTTGGACCTGCTGACCATGAAAGGCATCTTTGATCGCTACACCCGCGACATCATTCCGAAAAAGGCACCACGCACGCAAAGGGACAACCTGGCCGAGCTGAAGAAGCTGCGAGAGCTGTTTGATGACGCGCCGATCGACTCGATAACGCCGGCAACGATTGCCGGGTACCGAGACGCGAGGACTGCCAAGGTTCGAGCCAACCGCGAGATCGCCACCCTGTCCCATGTATTCAACATGGCCAGAGAGTGGGGTCTCACTACAAAAGAGAATCCGTGCCAGGGCGTGCGAAAGAACCGCAAAAAACCGCGCGACTATTATGCCAACGATGTGGTGTGGACTGCTGTTTACAACAAAGCCCCCCAGGAACTGAAAGACGCTATGGATTTGGCCTACCTGACAGGCCAGCGCCCTGCTGACGTATTGATGATGCGTAAGGACGATGTAGAGGGCGGATATTTGATGGTTCAACAGAATAAGACCGGAAAGCGCCTCAGAATCCGCGTGAACGCTGATGGGCAAGTTAACAGCCTTGGAAAGTTGCTCAGCCAAATAGCCGAACGAAACTCCAAACTTGTCACGAGCTATTTGATTGTAAGCAAAACAGGTAGGCGCATGACCGCAACAATGTTGCGCAAGCGTTGGGATGAGGCAAGAGAGTCGGCCAGGACAGCGGCGATACTCGATAAAGATTCTGTACTAGCCGATAAGATCGCCGCATTCCAATTCAGGGATATCCGCCCTAAGGCCGCATCCGAAATCAAGGATATCGGTGAGGCAAGTCTGCTGCTGGGGCACACTGAAGGAGATATTACGCAGCGGGTTTACAGGCGCATCGGAGCGACCGCCAATCCCTCTAAATGATTTAATTAGCGGCCCGCACTAAGGCACTCATCTATACGCCCTACTACCTCCTCCATAGCTGAATATGCATGCTCTGGGGACCACCAATTGGACGCCATCAAAGGGCTGGCGGAAGCGACGCCCCCATTAGCGTAAAACATTCTAGTGAACGTATAGGTAGTGCCGTTGATAGGCTTCAAACTAAGATTGTAGCGAAAAGGTAATGAGCTAACCCCGCCACCATCCCATTGCATCGCACCAGTAGCCGTTACCTGCCAAACACCATCGCTGAAGGTAGGCGCACTAACTGGCTGCTCTACGCCACGCACGATACAGGCCGGAGTTGAGTTCTCGGAAAAAGGTGTTGAGCGAACAAAAACAATCTCGATCATCGTCGGGTAGCCATCCCGATCAGCACCGTATTTCAC